TTATCTTGCTTGAATTCTGGTCTGATTCTCCAAAACCAGGTTAGCTCATGCAAATCATCATCAAGCAGAAACCAAGCGGTAGTGCTGGATAACCAGTCCCACCCCTTAACCGTCAACATCCCCCTATAGTAGTTGGCGTCATTGTCGGCAGTTCCTTGCTTTTGTGTAGATTTGGTGATTTCAAAAGCAGTCTTCTCCAAAGCAGGCGGGACCAATAAGGTCTTCGCCTTTGCTTGGATTTTCATGCCTTTGTCATCGAGCTGACCACGCATAGCGAGCAATGCCGTATTCAAATTTGCCTCAGTCAAGGTAATGCCACTAGTATTGGCGTTACTTTGAGCTGTGCCACCATCAGCCCTGGGATGAATATAGGAGCAAAGGTATTTACCGTCTCCACCAGTCCCAGAACTAAAAGCGTTATTAAATACAGCCGCAGCCAGATGCTCGGTTGTTCGCCGAGTGGCTCTGGCTAAAGCTTGAGGTTTCTTGTTGATGACGTTATACCTATCATCCTCGTATAGCTCCTGTGAGACCTTGAATCCCTTGGTGTATTTCAGATGGACATATGAAACGTCATACATCTGCACAGGGTCTTCATACTGAATTGCCCCACCTTCAGCGGTTTGCTCCAATAAGGAGAAACCAGTAAGGGCGGAATCTCTCTCAGAATCATGTTCAGAAGAATTTACATGGAAAATACTAGAATAGACTTCGGGAATTTCGTTGAACTTGTCATCGAAAATTTTCCTCAAGCCAGGTTCTAGTAAGTCTCCAAAACTTGCTCTTAAACTAGCCATTTATTCCTCCTTAAGCAGCGGCAGCGTTATACAACTGGGACTCGGCGATGCGGAATAAACCACAATCGTCGTCGGCGTTGCCTTCATCGTCAGTTGTAACCGACTCCACTAATTGAAATTGAGATTGAGTGGCAGACCCAGTGCTTGTAACTTGGTCGGAACTAGAAGTCGTATCGAAATAGAGACCTACTTCCGCCTGCGCCAGTGTGCTGTCCGCAGTGTTAAGGAAGAGAGCGTCTCTGTCGACATTGACTACGCCCTTGACAGTTTCTCCTGAAGAAGCGGGGGTATAAGTGTCATCTCCAGACTTTGTTCCCGAAACGGAAACGCCTTGCTGGAAGATGTTTCGCCCATTCGCATCAACGAAACCTTCAAGGATTCCTAAGACTGATTCACCCGTTCCAGCAATGGTCAAATAACCACTAGTCCACTGAACGGCGTCACCAATCGTTAAAGCAACCGAAGTATCAGAGGCCAAAATGACCTCTAGTCTCATCGGAGCATCAGCTCCTGGTCTTAAGGATTTCTTATACCAGAAGCCTTTGATTTCAGATGTGTATGCCATACTACTTTCCTCTAAGTGCTCTTAACCTATCTGCCAGACTTTTTCTTACCTTCAAGGTATTGCTCTCTAGTAAGACCCATCCCGGTAGCTACTTTCGCTTCTTCGGGAGTAAGCGCTTCCGTCTCTTTTCCTGGTGAGGAAGAAAGACTGGGAATCGCTCCCTCCTCATTCGCTGCCATCTGGGTTTCCAGCTTAGCTTTAATATCAGCTTTATCTTTGGTAGCCAGAACGTAAGCTTTTTCTAGAACTTTAGGGAGTCTTCTCAAATCAATTTGATTTAATCCCAAGCCAGTCATGTCATTAATTTCGCTACCAATCGCCTTTCGCAAACTTTCTTGTTCGGCGTTAGATAGCTTGTTTATGCCATGCATACTTTCAAACTGGGCAATAATAATGTCTGAGGCGGCGGTTCTTACTTCTCTGTCGGTTTTCTTTGTTTCTTCTCCTTTATCTTCTTTGCCTTTGCCGGTGCGAAGCTTCTCGTCAATCACTTTAAAAAGCTCCTCATCATCTCTTACCAGCTCGACTAAAGGTCGAATGGTTTCTGCAAACTCTCGAGCCCCTTTTAATTCATTGCCCTGTTCTCCAAGCTTACTTTCAAGGTCCCTATACGCCTGAGCCAATTCTTCAGGTGTTTTATATTTACCCGCTACGATTTTGTCCCAGGTTTCTTTTGGTGTATCTTCTTTCTGCCCCTCTTCCTTAGGTTTTTCCTTTGGTTGAGCGTCATCAGAAGGTTTCAAATCATCATCAGCCATAGTGTCTTTTGGGTTCACCTCCCTCCTGAATAGATGAAGTCTATATAAGTCGAGTGAAGTATCCTTTAGTAATGACTATAATCACTATAACAGGTCTTATTTTCTTCGTCCAATCCGATGTGCTTTCCCGCCTTTTTTCTTCACTTCCACCACTTTATCTCCCTTAAAAGCAAGGCGGACTTTCTTTCCAGATTTAGCCTTTTTCCAACGATAACGAACGCCTTTTAGTGGCATATTTATTCATCCCCTCCCTTTTTCTTCTTTTTTAATCTGCTAACGTAGGAAAGTATCCCCGTAACGCCAATCATTTCTCCTAAAGAACGGGCTTTGCGAAGAGCCAACTGGGGATGGTCTGGCAAATCATTCCAAGAAGTCATGACAATGTTATTTTTCTGCAATCTAACCCAATTGACCAAGGCTTGCCACTCTGGATAAGAAGCTAGCTTTAAGAGGCCCTCATTATCTTCTTCTGAAAGTTTTGGTAATTTTTCCTGTTTTTTCATATTCTCCTTCCTGTTTGAATTCCAGTCTCTGCTCCTCTCATCCCCGAAGGCATTTGTTCGGCACCCATAATACGGCCTGGAATTATATCTTTCATCTTACCCGCCATTTTGGAAAGAGCCCCTCCGAGTCCGCCAGCCCTAGAACCCTCGGTTTCCATTCCCGCTTCTTGGGCCAGCTCTTCAGCTCCTGGCTCCCCTCTTGAAAGCTGAGCTTGAATTTCGCCCTTAACATGGTTGGTGAAGTTTTCCACAATGTCCGTCCTCTCTGGCGGCACTTCATCCAAAAATCTTTGCGATTTCATAAATCCAATATGCAATTCGGTATGGGCAGGAGAAGAATAAGGAGTTGGTTTTACTGGATTGCCATTCATCATTTCATCATTCTCAACTCCAGCCAACTCAACTAATCTCTGTAGGTTCTGGCCCTCGGGAGAAGTTTCCTTTTTGGGTTGGAGCTTAAACTCGTCTGGGTCATAATCACCGCTCTTTAAGGCCATTTCTGCCAGCTTCCAGGGGTCAATAGTTGGGTTTTGGATTAAGCGGTCATACATTTCCAAATCTTTTTGCTGTTTTAAGGGTTTTGAGATAGGCACCTCGGAAGTAGCTTTATAACGAATATCAAAACCGCCATGAGTCGGCAAAAAGAAATCGGGCTTAAGCTCAAAAAAGGTAAAGCCCTTGGCTGGTTGCTCCTCGATTCCAGTTCGATTAACCGATAGGGCCTTATCCCTTAAACGAATAGTGCGATATTTTTCAACAAAATCTTGCCCATTCTCACTAACTAAGGCTCCAGATTGTCTTGCTTGCTCAACTTTGGCCCTATATTCTTCTGTTCCCTTCTCGCCCACAATCGCTTCAAGCTTGGGTTGAGAATAATACTGAAGCATATTAGCAACCCTTAATCTGCCAACATCAACCAAAAAGTCATTTTTGACTTGATTTATCTTCATGTTTAAGCGCTTCAGGGTCGCTTCTTTCAAAATAGCCGCCTCGGTAGCCGTTCCCGCTTTATCAACCGATTGTTGACGCTCATCCATTCCCGTAACCCGAATTCTGTCGTCAGTCAACATGTCCAAAGACTTGAAAACCGATTGAGGTATATCTCCATACTCAAGAGGCTTGGCGGCATTTACATCTCCAACGGGAATTGCCCCATGGGGTCGGGCAATAATGTCCTCATCCTCAATTGCTAAAGCATCATTAACCAAAATCGGCTTATCAATGTCCAAATGATTGCGGTCAATAATCATTCTTCTTAGAGTATTGACCTCTTCTTGAAGGCTCTCCAAAAGTTCTGCCTCGCCCTTGCCATAAAATTGTTTGGTGCGCTTAATATCAACCGCTCTGGCAAAGGGAAGCTGTTTGTGACGATAGGGAATTGGTCCCATTTTGATAAGAACATCGTTACAGACGATTGCCAGCAAATCTTCCCTTTTGTTCCAATACCACAAAACTTCAACTTCCTTTGAATGGTCTAGTCTTTCTGAGGGTTTGTAAAATTCGTAATAATTAGTGTCTCTACCGCCTTTTTTAACCAGTTCGGCCCTGCCCAGCGGGTCCCAGATTTTGCCTTTAAAGAAGTTTCTGAAGTCGTCATAATCCATAATGTAGCGGCGAATGCAGTCCATTGCTCCGTAAGGGCCAAAAAAGCTCCTCGCCTTCTCATCAACATAAAAATCCCATAAGGAAACTGGTTCTAAAAAGCAATCGTCAAACTCCAAAACAGTCGATTTTTTACCATTGGGAAGGCTAATTTCTCTTTCCTGTTTCCAATAGTATTCCTGCCCAAGTCCCGTTCCCAAAACTAAGGCATCGTGAATTATATCTAAGGTCGCTATATCCGATTTGGCCAGCTCCCAAGAGTAAGAAAGGCCAGCATTGATAACAGTCGCTCTAGGAGCATCTTCCGCCCCCCTTTCTATCGCCAAAGGAAGAAGGTCTTGATTGACAATTTCGGACATCATTGCCTCAACAGTCGAAGTAGTGATGGGGATGTAAATGTCAGACTGCCAATCATCCTTATCTTTTGGAGCACGATAGCACTCCCAAGCTTTTTCCCATTTGTCCCACTTGGGTTCAAACTCGGCCCGCTTATCCCCCATTTGCTGTTTGCGAAGATAAACACGCTTAAGCTCGTTATGCTCTTTTTCTGGTGGATTGTAGTCCTTACGGATATTTGGTTCTTTTACCATATAAATCAATAAAGATAGCGACGGGAGTGGCCGTCTTCATCACGACCATAATGGCGGGTTTCTCTCTTGCGGGCAGGGAAGGTTATCTGAAGCCCATAAGCAAGCGCATCTATGATGTCGTCGTGTTTCCCTCTGGGATACCAAAGTAACTCTTCTTCTAATATCTCACGCTGGGGGCAGGTCTGCAAATGAAAAATAGTCCCGTTAGCATATCTGGGAATCAGCCCCTCTATTCTTTCCCTTTTACTCTTATCAGCCTTAAGCTCAACAATGGGCAGAAAAATATTCCTTCTTCTCATCTCGTCAGTGAGGGCATACTTCAGAGACTTTTGAAAAGCAGACATTTCTATACCGATTCTCAAGGGGTGAAAGATTTCCCAACGCTGGAAAATCGCCTCAATAATCTTGTTAGGCAAAAGTTTGTCGCAAACCACGTCTCTGACAAACCAATTGTTAAATTGGTCAACACTGATGGTTACAATGGCCGTATTGTCGGAATCCTTTGTTTGCCCAATGGCGGGGTCAACCAGAATGAAGTTGTTTATTTCTCTCCATTTAAGCTCATCGCTTAAAACCACCTGCATCCACCCTCTTTTGAACTTAGCCGCCTCTTCTGGAGCTGGGTCATTCATATACTGGGCCGCAAATTCCAATGGCCCTTTTTCTCTTTTAAGCTGAAGCAGCTTCTCTTGATTGAATTTTTGAGGAAATAAAGGAACAAAATTCTCGCCTGTCTCTAAACTTCCCTCATGAGCGACTCTAAAAAACTTATCGAAGTATTGACAAACCTGCTCGGGGTTGTGTTCATCTAAAATCCAACCATATAAGTCAGCCTGATGCCAGCGAGTGCCGATTACAATTATTGTTCCCGTCGGTTCGATTAAGTCCAAAGCGTCTTTGTAGAATAAAATCGTTTTTTGTATCTGGTCAGCGGTAGAAATGTAATCACGATTAACAAGGTCATCCATAATAATCAAGTCATAATGCTGAGAAACCAAATTTCCTCCCATCCCGAAAGCGGTTACAGTCGCTTCTTTCTTGGTAAAACCCGTTTCTGTAGGAACAGTAATCATGTTCTCCGACCACTTATCCGCCCCTTTGGACAAGTTCCCATACAACTCAATAAAACTTTCATTTAATTGAAGATGCCTTTTAATCTGGCCCAAGAAAGAACAAGCCATGTCATAAGTGGCATTGGCGATTAAAATACGAACATTTGGGTCTTGGGCAATGCGAAGCAAAGAATAACCAACTGTCACTAAAGTTGACTTAAGATGCTGGCGGGGAACTAAAATGAGTTTTCTTTGCCCTTGTTTCATGACAAACTGGCACATTTCCTGGTGGAAGTCTGAAAGCTCCCCCTGTTCAGCCACCCTTAAAACTTCTTTGTTGAACGAAAAAAGGTCAGTTAGATATTTCCTTCTCTTTAATTCTTTTAAAATCGCCTCTTTTTCTAAAACCTTTTTAATTAGTTCTTCTTTATCTTCCATTTGTCTACGGTATTCTCTGCCCGCTCCCCGAACTCGATAATGGCGTTTAAATCAAGCTCCGCCTCTCCCGTAGCTTTGAAAGCAGCCCGAAAAACCCTCCTTCCGAAGTAAAGCTCCATAATAACTCCCTTGTTATCGGCCTCAACCTGGTAGCTCCAGCCCCAATCCCAATCAACCTTTTTTAACCTATCTTTCATCAAATCAGCTAAAAAACGGGTATAATCTTCTTTTCCGAATCTGCGAAGCTGGTCTAAGCGGTTTATCTCAAATGAATGCTTTTCCTCTTCCCTTTTTTCCTTATCCTTCATTAACCTGGTAACGGCAGGGATGGCTTTTTTATCGCTCTCGCCCTCGGCTACCTCTACCAAGTCTTTCTTTTCTTCAGGCGTGATTGAAGATTTGGGAACATAGTTTTTCATTAAGACCATTATATTTTCCTATAGGCTGGAGTGGAAATCGGAGAGAAAGAAGAACCCCTTGACAAGTATGATATATTACTCTACTCTTTAATCAGAAAGGAGGTGAGAGATTTGAAGAAATTCTTTTTAACCATTCTTTCCCTTCTAATAGTCTTTGTCTGGGTAAGTGGATATTACCGCTCCAATGGGACTTATGTAAGCGGTCATTACCGCTCACGGCCAAACGCTTATACTTATGATAACTACAGCTACAGCGGTGGTTCACGGTATAACAGTTCATATTACTCGCCTAGCCGTTCCTATAGTTCGAGTTGGTATACGCCAAGTTTTTACGATAGCGATTATTGGTATGGGAGCTACTACAACAGTTTGTGGTAACTAAACTATTTTAGGGGTTCGATAAGAAGCAAATCTTCTTTGTTTATTTTAGTGTCTATCTTAACGGGTAGTCCTAGGAACATCCTCAGGGGCTGCGTAAGCCTCTCTATGCCCTTCCAAGAGTAGCGGGTAGTATAGATGATATGGAGACCGTTTTTAACTTCTTTAATCATAGTCCTATTTTATCATATCGAAACAATATATCAAACTATATCAGTAATACTTTCAATTTTTATATCGCGGATTGGTGAGAGAAATATTTTGAATTTTACTACGCTGATTAGTGAGAGGGATTAACGAAAATTTTAGCACCAGGCACGGGTGTATGGGGGGTCATAAGCATGCTTTTTGCCTAATTTAGCCTCTCAACTGAGTATAATGACGCTACTACCCAGTTAACTAGCCTCGAATTTATTAAACTTGATACTATAGGTCATTTGGTAGTGCTCTATTGCGTTCATATAAACAGATAAAAACAGTGGA